AACGATACTGCATTAGCAAGTAAACTTGCAATTACTGTAGAAGTAGCATTAATATATTTATTAATAAGCTTACTTAATATAATAACACAATTTACAGAAATTGTCAAGGTTTTTGACATAGTTTTTTCTAATATAGCAGTTACACTTGAAACTACAGATAAAAGTCTATAATAGAACCTACCTGATAATAAAGTAACTGTTGAACTAACTGAAGCTGTAATAGTCTTAAAAAAGCTCTTTACATATAAAATAGTAGCTATTACGGATGATGTTACTAAAGGCATTATCTTTGATACTCCTTTAGTAATACTAACTGAAGATGATGAATAAGTTAATAGAGTAATGAGTCTATTAGTAGCTGTTAATATAACTGCAGCTACAACTTCTATATCAGAGAGTAACTTATTAACAAGTTTTACAACACTAGCTGTAACTGTACTTGTAACAGTTTTTGTAGTACTAATAGCTTTTGTAATAGCAGAGCTTGTACTAGATACTACAGATAATATTTTACCATAAGCAAAAGAAGATAATAAAGTTACTATACTTGTTAAACTAGCTAGTAAAGTTTTATTAAATTGTTTTGTTATACTTGAGTTTACATAGCTATCAGGAGTAGAGGCACTATCAACAGCTCTTGCATTTAAGAAGAAACTATTGATAGCTCCACTAATATAGCTATAAACTTGATTGGCGTAAATGTACGCAACAAGTACTACATTACGTTGTACTGGTCCTCCATTTACAACCTCTTCGTTAACTGCCCTTTGATTAAGAGCCATAGCATATTAACTAAATTGAGTTTTAAAAGTGAACTGAATGCTATCACCTGATGTTAAACCAATTCCTGTAAAGTCACCTTTAACAAATAAGTTACCAGATGTATTAGCATCAAACAAACCTGCATTAGTAATAGTTACAGTACCTGAAGCAGTTAATGTACCAATTACTTGATATGTATCATTAGTAGTTGTAGTTGTTTGTTGTGTTGCTGTACCAGTTGTACGAGATCCTGTCTCTGAAAAAAGAGTAGTATCTGTAGCAGATGTTGTACCAGCACCAGTACCCCAACCAACATACTTAGGTTGTGTAGCAGCACCACCAGCAAGGTAATTTGTTACAATAGCCTTACCAGTATCGACTAATAGTGTAGCCATTTTTTAATTCTCCATAATAAACGTTTAATTGGGTTTTTATGCCAATATTGAATTGTTCCAAGATCTTCAATAGAACCATCTGCCCGAACAATACGAGCAGATATTTCCATTTGTTTTACTTTAGCATTAGAAGCTATCATGATAAGTTTCTTAATTTATAAATAGTACTTAGATATAAAGCAATAATTGAATCAATGATATTTTGAACAGCAGATCTAGATGAAGCAGAGTGACGTAATTTCTCAATCATGTTTACTTGCTTTACTAGGAAGTCATCAATTGGCTCTAAGGGTGTAGTAGCAAACAAAGGGATGTCTGCCATAATGCCTTCATCCCCTTGATAAGCTTCTGCAAGATCATCAGCTAAGTCAATAACTTCATCATAGAAGTTACCAAGAGCTTTATGCGCTGCATAACTCTTAGTTTTTAAATGTTCCTTATGAGCAACATTACGTGCGTGGAACAATAAACCTATGATCTCTTCCATGTTAACTCCACTGTTTAATACATTCAATAGTCATACTGAATGATAGTGTACCTGATGAATAACCATCTGTATCATACAAAACTTTACCATCTACACCGGTACCTGCATTGTTTTGTAAGAAACCAAATTGTTCTGCATTTACACAACCTCTACCTGTAAATCTCCAGATAGGTACATCGGTAGTTGCATTCCAATAAAGGTTAACAGCTAAACCATCTTCTACGTCATAGTTAATCTTTTTAATTGCTACTTTAGTAGGTTGTTGTGAATTTAAGCCTGAAGCATTAACTGCAGCAACAAGTGCTGGATCAATTAATGTAGTTAAACTCACATTACTTGTATCTAAAATACCAACTAGTTTGATAACTAAATTACGTTCACTATCAACTAGTGTTTGAACTGAGGTTACATTAGCCATGTTAGCCTCCTATTATCGTGTAACTTCTGTGGATGCTAAGATGTAATCAACAGTTAATGTATCAGTAGCTGTAGGTGTAATTTGCATTACTGGACCTAAGTTAGCGTTTGTTAATGTTGTACCTGAAGAACCAATAGTAGGTGCAGATACTCTAGCAACTAATACGTTATTTGAGAATACTAATAAATCAGTACCATTGTAGTAGAAACCAAGTTCTAAGTATGTATCAGCAGCAGCTGTTGCAACGCCTGTAACTAAAGTAGTTGTAGTAGAACCAACAACTGATACTAAGTTAACTGATGTTGAAGAAGCAGCTTTAGAGAACCAAAGACCATCATTAGCTGATGAACCTGCTCTTAAACCTACATAAAATGATTTAGTGCTTGAAACAGCAGAAGCTTTAAAACGTGTGCTGAACCACATTTGGTTACCTGCTACAAAAGCTACGTTAGATGCTGTTTTATATGCAGCTGTAGCTGTAGTTGTACCACCTGGAGTAAGAACAGCTAAACCACCATTACCTGCTGTTAAAGCAAGTGTAGATGATGTACCTGTTACTGTATACTCAGCAACTGTTGATACGAAGTCGTTAGCATATTCTGCTACGCCTGTAGTTGTAGAACCACTTGTACTAAATGGAGCTGGTAACGGATAGTTACCAAATAAGTATTGTGCATCATTGGTTGATACACCATTTGAAAATCTTGTTGGGTTTGACATGTAAATCTCCTTTGACGTTGTTATGTTTTAACAACGCAGTTTAATCTGCGTCATCAGAGAACAATAAATTATTTGCCCTTCTTAACAGGTGGGCGTTTACCTTTTTTTTCTTGAATTGGGTATGACATATAAACTCCTTAGGTAAAGATTGGAGGGACATTTTAAGCCCCTCCTACCTTTAATTAAGTCCTAATTAAGGACCATTAACACCGTAGATTGCTCTAGGATCTGTCCAACCAAAGCTATATCTTTCGTAACCTTTAGCCTTAGCATTCATTGTATCAAAATCATTGTCTTGATCGAATTGAATACCAACGCGGCTATAGTACTTAAGACCGTTTTGGATGTTAGTACGAACAAACCATGCATTTGGTGATGTTAAGTAGTGGTTCATTACGATACCTTCTGGTAAAGCATTTGTCGCTACTAAAACGTTCACTGCATTGTTTGCTGTTGATGGTGTATATGCTGACTTAAGAATACGATGAGCATTCCAGAAGTTTTGACGTGCAACAACTAAGCTTCTTGGCATAACATTGATCAAAAGACCACGGTCATTTTGGAAACCCATAATTGCTGTCAATGCATCTTCTAAAGAAGCTTCTGACAAGTCAGCAGCAACTGTAGGAGCATTAGCAAATGTACCACCAGATGTGTTAGGGTGTGCTGTAGAACATAGTTCAACACCGTCACCACCTTTGTATGTAGAATTAAATGCACGGTTGTAGATGTTAGCACCAACGTTTTCTTTCGTTTGACGGAAAGACATTGCTAATGCAGCAGATCTACGACGTGATACTTGTTCATACAAGTTGTCATCTAACTCTTCTTTTGTTACGATATAACCCAATGCATAAGCAATGTGTGTGTATCGTGTTGTGAAACCTTGAATTTCTGAATCGTATGCAACGCCAGAACCTTCGGATTTAACTGGAGCTAAACCGAAACCTGTAAGTTGAACATCTTCTTCATAGTTCATTGAGGATGTGTCACTGTCAAACAATTGAGAATATTCTTCTTTATGTTCGTCATAGACTTGACCCCACCATGCTTTGATCCCTGGCCATAGAGCCTTTGGATGTGAAGCGGTTGTTATAATACCAGCCATGTTATATTCTCCTTATTAAGCCGTGCCAACTGGGTTGAGGAATTGATGCTTGTTCCATTTTACCAAAGCTTGAGCATAGGCACCAGGTTCATTATTAACTGCTTGAACTAGGCCAATGATTTGTAATGGTAAAGCTAATGAGCCAGAAGACGCAATAGCTAAGAATGAAGAAGCATTCAATACTGTGTTTGATAGCGGAGCTGATTGAGCAAGAGTTGTTTGGTTAGCTGTAATAGTTAAACCAGCATTCTTGAATACGTCAGCAGCAGCTACACCTGTAGCATCACCTGTTACTTGGAAAATAACTGCTGGATCATCCACTACGTAAACGTAGCGAGTGCCAGAATTAAGAGGCAAGTAGATTGTATTAAGAGCCAATGTAGTACCTACAAGAGATACACCTGGATCTGATACGCGGATACCTACGATAACACCAACTGGTGTATCAGTAGTAAGCGCTTTTGTTACGTAAGGTACACCATTTGCATCGCTAGAACCTGCAACTTTAACAACGTCGCCAATAGCGTAAGTGTTAGAACCGTCGTTAGCGATAGCATAAAGGCGACCCTGTTCGTTGTACGCAGCACCAGTAATTGTTCCTACTGGGCTAAGTCCACGAGGGGTATTTGCGTTAGCCATTTTTATTTCCTTTTAGAAATTAAGTTTATGTTTTGTAGTTAATACCACCCCTAGGAGTATAGAAACCATCAGAACTTGTACCGTCCTTAACGTTTACACCACCACGGATTGCATCATCTACGCGATCATTTCGTTTTTGTAACTCTCTTTGATCTTCTTCCCACCATTCTTGTTTAATTTTTAACAAGTAGGCATAAAGACCATCACCTTTCTCACTTGTACCGACGAGGTATCTTACCTTCTCTCCTAAATCTGTATTACCAGATGTAACACTATCCTTTACGCCGCCAACTTCGTCAGGAGATACAAACTCCCATCCTCCGTCTATTGCGGTTTGGATACGACCAGGTTCATCATTAAAGATGTGTAGTACATATCCAGGGATTTGATGATTAACAGTTAACTTAGCTTGAGTACCATTAAAAACGTTTCTAACACGTTCACGTGAAGGACGTTCTGCAGCAGTTCTAGTAAGTGCCTGTTCTTTTTTCTCTTCAATTGTTAATGCTTTTGCCATAATTGTTCTCCTTAATTCCAGTCGTAACTATCTACGTATTCTTGTTTAGATTTAATCCATCCATTTTTAATGAATCGATCACATGCTTGTTTTGCGTCATCAGGTAAGTTATCATAAGACTTTTTACCAGATGATGTACCTCCTCTAACACTACCAGTAGAATCTACTGCGCTGCCCTTGGCTTTATTGCCTAAGACTTTTTGAGGAAAGTACTCCACAATTTTCTCATCAAGCTTATCTAAAAAAGCACGACCAGTAAGGTGAGGGAATTGCTTACGTACAGATGCTCCTAATCCGTTAGCTACGTCTGTCATCTCAATGTCTTGTCCAAACCATTGATTGCGACCTAACCAACTTTGTAAATCTGGATCATCAGGTACACTTGCTTGAGCTTCAGTTTTAGGTGCTGGTTCAGGTTTCTTTTCAGCTTCCTTCTTAGCCTCTTTCTGAGCTTCTTTTAATGAATCGATTTGGTCGTCAATATCAACTACCTTATCGCCATCCCCTGCTGCAATTGCTTCCCGTTTTTGAGTCTTTAACTGAGCTATTTGAACTTCATACTCAGCTGACTTACGTTCAAAAGATTCCTTTTGGAACTTCTTAAACTCTTCAACGGATGCCTTAATGCTGTCAATTTCCTTGGCTTTTTCATCTAATTTCTTCATAAGAAGTTCATTGTTCTTACGGAGAATTGGATTAATCTCTTTGCCACGTTTTACAAATACATCTGCATCTACCCAATCAGATTCTGATCCTCTGAATTCCTCTTTAGGAACCCATCCAAAAAGCCTCGCTTCTTTTTCGACTTGTGGATCTAATTGTTGGACTTCTTGTTCAGTACTTGCTTCTTGTTGCTCTACTTGTTTTTCTTCTGACATACTTTTTCCTTTATTCGACTATTGCTACAACGTCTAAATCATTAATGATTCGGTATTCTTTTTCATCAGCTCCATCATAGATTAGGCCTGAGTACTTACCAAAGATTACATGGTCACCTACTTTAGCCCAAGGGCTTGGTTGGTCTAACCATGCACTATCGCCAATTTCAACAATAGTACCTTTTAGCTGTGCTAGTCTTTCCCTATCTCTAGTTTCACCGACTGACAAAATAATACCACTTTGTGTTACTTCTTCCACTGGATCTGGGAGTATTAAAACTCTGTGACCCTTTGGATGAATGCCACTAGTATTTTGCGTCATCTCTTGCTCCTTCTACTAGGTCCTCAAATGTTACGTTAAGGATACCTAAAATTGCGTTACATCTACCTCTTACTTCATTCTCATCAGATGAGTTACCTCTGACAAGTTGTTCTTTCATGTACTCTCTGTCGTTATGCAGAGCCTTCTTGAGTGCCTTGGTCACTGGATGTTCCACCCATTCCAAGAACTCCTGCTGCGTTATTATCATACTCTATTGCTCCCTCGGTTGCTTTCATCATCATCTCAATAGATTTAAGAATACCTTCTTGGTGAGCTTTAGCAGCACCCAATTGAGTTTGCAACATAGCAATATCATGACCTGCTTTAACACCACCTGCTTCCTCAAGTGCTTTAGCCGCATCAGCTTCCATTTTAAGTATCTTAGCTCTATTTAGTTCTGCCTCTTGTTGTAACTTCATGACACCAAGTTTAAACTTAGTTTCAAGTGAAAGTTTACGTTCTTGGGCTTTAATTTGTTCAACTTGAACCTTAACATCTGGACCGCTTTGGATAGCGTTAGGACCTTGAGGATCAGGTAGAACTTCTTCAATGTTAGGTATCTTAAGTGCTTCAAGATATCTATACATAACTTTATAAGTATTGAATCCAGGTACCATAAGAGCTGTTTGTTTTAATGTTTCAGCTTGCATGATACGTTGAACATCAGATACTACATGTGGATCTGCAGCTGGTCTTAGATCTGTAGAATTGCTTTCATAGTCAGATGCTAAAACTGCATTACCACCAAATCTATATTCTTCAGGTAAGTAAAGTTGATTTAAACGATATACTTTACGTAACTCTTCATTAAGAGATCTGTAAATACGTTTAAAGATACCTGCAAATACTTTCATACCTTGTTCTGCCATAGTACGTGATGTTTCTGCAGGAGTATTTTGACCTACATTCTCACCTACCATAATGTCTGTAGAACCTACAATACGTTCACCATAGTTAACAAGTGTTGTTAATAATGTGAATAATACATTGCTTGGTTCACGAACAGGTAATGGATAAATACCTTTTGCTAAATCTTCGCCAGTAGAATCAACATGCTTCCACTCCAAAGGAGCAAAGTTATAATTACCGCCACGGATTTTAATTCCTCTTGAGAGAAACCCGCCAGCAGTATTAGCCATGGTACCAGCATCAACAAGTTGATTAATAATTGTATTGATAGATTCATTTAGAGGTCCTAAAAGAATACCAAAACCAATATCATAGAAACCACCATCAGGTGATGGAATAAATGAGTATTTGGTAAAGTAGCTTTCAGGTTTGATACTTAGTATCTCACCCTTAGCATTTCGTTTAATGGAACTATCAAAATAGTTAGCAACAATACGAACTACTTTTCTAGTGTCTTTATGAACTGTAATGATGTATGGTTCTTTAAAACCATCACCATCAAGATCTTCCCAACGATGTTGCTCAATAAATTCAAAAGGAGTTGCAGGATCTGATTGAGGTGGATTTACACCTTGTGACTTATCTTGTGCATCTGCTAAGTCATCTCCTACAATTTGTTGTTGTATTCTTGCATTAAAGTCTTCTGTCCAAATACCTCTACGTTGTCTTGAAAGAACATCATTCTTTGACAAGTAAAGAACATGGGATTGTCTGTTACAATCTTTAAGACTCTTTGTCCAATAAGATACAACAAAGTCTTTTGCTAAAATGTTTTCTGAAACTGGATGGTCTTCATTGAAGTCCCAATATGTTTTCTTAAATGCACAGCCTACAATAGGTACTGTGATAAGAACTTTATCCATCTCACTTTCCCAGTTTTGATCTTCTTTCAATAACTGGTAAGACATATGTTTTTCAATACGTTTATTTTTATCTTCGTATTGTTTAATTTCTTCTGGAGGTAATGAAGTAGAATAGTTACAATCTACTTTAACAATATCTTGACTAGGTACTAAAGCAGGATAAGCTCTACTATGGAACTGTAATGCTGCAATAGTTACTAATGGGAACTTAATGTTTGATGCATTAGTCCATGGGAATGATTTAGCTTCTGCAACTTGAAGAGCTAACTTCATTGCAGTTTCTACTCTCTTTTCCCATTGATCTCTAGATTCTTTATCTAGATTAAACTCAGTTATTACATTAAATCCAATGGTAGTAAGATCACGTTCACTTAACATATCTACAATGTTAGGTGAATTAATAATCTTATTAATATTTAATTTTACGTCTAGTTCCATTTAGTATCCTGTTATTTGTGAACGTCCATCTGATTGTGATTGACGTCTTGCCATTTCATATTCATACTCATCTTCCTCTTCAGGAGTATCAGCATCTTGAACTTGGTCTACAATAAGACCTAACCAACTTAAAGCATCTACTTGGTCATCATGTCTAGCTTTAGGAAATCTTACCATCTCTTCTTCTAGATCTGGATACCAAGGAGCACTTTTATCAAACTTAACACCACCAGCTTTAAATCTAGCTTGGAAAGATCTAGCTCTAGTTTGTTTATCTTTTGTAGGAGTCATTGGAAATAGACTCATATATTCTTGTCTTGCTAATTGCTCACGTCTTAGAATAGGACCTAATGCTTTTTCAATTGCACCTTTTTCAGTAACAAAGTAATTAGGTTCATATTTCTTTTGTACTGCAAACATCTCTTCGACAATTTCTAAAGAGTCCCATCGGCCTCTTCGAATGTCTACTATATTCATTATGCCATCTGAATCAATACCGCCAATAGCAATGACAGTATAATCGCTACGTTCTCTCGTTGATATAGCAAAATCAACTGCAGCGTAGTAAGTAAGTTTCTTTTCTTTGTGTCTAATAGCATCTAATGTAAACTTTGGTATCTCAATAAAGTCTGGTCGTTTAAAATATGCAGTAGACTCATCAATAGGATAATTAAGAAACTCTTGAGCATATACTTCAGGGATACCCTGTTTAGTATAATCTTCTTTCTTATCTCTAAAAAAGTCTGCTGTATATCTATCAGCCCATAGTATTTGGCTGTAATCTTCTGAGTGAGCTCTGTATCTTACAGATCTCCACTCTACACGTTTACGTGTTGAATATATCTTTAGAGGCTCAACCTTAGTATGATCGCCATCATAATCGGGAGGCATAAGACGATTGAGTAGGGAATCGAGATGTAACACAGTTCCCACAATACGTACAATACCATGCTGAGACCGACAAGGAAGAAGTGCAGCATAAAACCACCTTCTGAATTTCTCACGTCTGTCTTTTGATTGTACTTGTTCATCGCCCTCTAAGTCGTCACAGATGATTAAGTCTGGTCGACGTTGATCCCATTTTAATCCTCGAACTCTTTGTTCTGCACCACGAACTAAAACTCGAAATTGTTCACCATCATCAAACTCTACAATGATATCAGTTTGTGAATCTTTAAGAAGACCCTTAATAGCGAATAGATTAATCAAGTCTTCATTGTTAACCAATTCATCTTTCAAGTCACTGAGGAAGTTTACAGCTTGACTCTCAGTATCTGAAACTATTAATGCAAACTTTCTATCTCTAAATAAAAGAGCAGCGAGCAAGTAGGCATGAGTGATCGCAGTTGATTTACCGTGTGCCCGCGGGGCTGCGATTGCTACAAGAGGATTGTCGCTGCAACAGAGATCCCACCACTCCAGATGGCATTGCGGAGTAGGGGTTGAACCGTCGTATCTCTTTGCTAAACAAGCCCCAGCAAATCCGTGGATTAGCTCAGGGGTTAATTTCATTTCTTAGCACATAAACATTTAGTTTGTTTTTCGCCTGGTTTGTGACCATTAGCGGATCTGTTAGAAGAAACAGAACGTATTCTAGTATTACTTAAAGATTTACTTCCACCGTTGCGTAAAGGTACCTTATGGTCTACATCTTTACCTGGTTGACCCTTAGCCCTTGCTGCTTTATTTCGTGCAGCTCTATCGGCCTTAGCTTGAGAACTAGAGTGATGTTTCTTGTACTCAGCTTTGTAATCTCTTTTATAATTTGGTGAGCTTGGCATTATTTAGCTTTTCTGTGTGTGTCTACAAGTTTTAAATAGGCATTGTACATATCTTTGTTAGCAGGATGTAACATCATCTCATCAGTATGCTTAAGGTTCTTAACATACTCACGGGCCTTAGGGCCTGCTCCGTTATACATTTCCCATAGCTTTAGACCACTAGCTTTACCACCAGACTCATGATACTTGTTAGCAAGTGCTAATGTTTTAATAGCAGCTATTTCATCTTGAGAACTTGTATTTCTAGGATTGTATCTGTCATACTTAGAATCATTCTCAATCTCTTGAGAAGCTAAATGACCAATACCTAGTTCATCTGCTAGTACTCTTAATCTTTTTTGTCTTTCATTACCAGACCAAACTCTATCATCATAGGGAAGATCTGAGTATTTTTTCATTTCACTACCTACAGCTCTTACAGTAGGACCCCAATTCTTAGTTGTTTGGGGATTAGCATTCATATAAGATGTCAATGTGTTTAATTGACCTAAGTAATCTTGAGACATTAAGTCAGCATCTCGTGCTTTCTTAGGTATTGCTGTACCATAGTTGACATCTACTTGGTTTACACCATAATCATTCACATCACCTGTGAATCTACCCTCTCTTAATGCTGAAGGTAAGTAGTATTTTGTAGTTTCAGGACTTAAAATGCCCTTTTTCTCTGCAATCGCTTGAGATTTAGCTAGAGAGTTAAATGCTTTTAAAGGAACCTTAAAAGGTGCCCAGTTTTTGTCTATGTATTCCTGTGAAGGATAGAACTCTACATAGTCCTTGTCCATTTACTTGCATTTCCAACGAGCTAATGCAGCGGCTTTCCTTGTAGGTCTTCCTTTTGAGTCTTTCATTGGTCCTGGCATACCAGACATACGTGCACAGAATGATCGTTTACGTGGACCACCACCTGGTTGTGGAGCTTTTAGGTTAGATCCTGTAGCAGCATTGTACTTTGCACGGCCTTTAGCAGTTAAACCTGCTCCTTTAGAGACAGGTAACTTCTCACCACGACCAATAGATAAGCTTACGCTCTTCTTTTTGGTAGCCATTTCTTATTTAAAACCTTTTAAAGTTTGTGCAAGACGAGCACGTTGACCCATTTTACCAGGTTTCTTAGCAGCAGCTGCCAATTTACCTGCAGGAATCTTCTCGCCTTTCTTAACACCAAGAGACTTACGTAACGCTCCTGGCTTTTTGATCGCAGAAGCGATCCAATTTTTAGATTTAGTTGCCATTTAGTTATTTCCTTTTAGCTGTCTTAGCACTTTGTTTAAAAGCTTTAGCAGTTGGAGCACCTTTCGCTCCTACCTTACGCATCTTTTCACCAGATCCTGCTTTAATTCTTGCACGTTTAGCATGGATGTTAGCGTAGAGACCAGGCTTAGTAGCCATAGATTAGCACTTACCCTTTTTCATTGGCATCTTTTTCATTGGTTTTTTCATTGGTGCTGATTTCTTCATTATAAGTTTCCCCTTCGATTTCTTTCGCTAGTGCGAACTTTTGGAATTGAGCAGCCAGTAGTTTAAGACGATCATCTACTGCTACCTGTGTTGTAATGCTAGTTGGTTCTCCACGTATTAACTGCCTACGTGTGATTAAATTGTTGAACAAGTTTGAAAGAACTTTGGTGTCTACAGGCTTTCTAACAAGCTTAGACTTCCTTACATCCCAAAGATAATCTCCATTATCGAGTCTATCGACAAGATGGTCAAGAGACTTATCAAGAACACCACTAATTCTAGACGCCAGTTTTTCATTCTGTTCTACAAACACCTTCTTCTGAATCTCAGACCACCAAGGTTCATCTTTCCATTGCCTAATGAACTTAGGATCTATACCAGTCATTTCACTGACTTGTTCTATATCACCGTAAACACAGTACAGAGCGCAAGCGTCTGTCTTCTGTTCTAGGTTAAAGTAACTTGGATTATTAAATTTAAAACCAGGACCACGCTTCTTAGATAAGATTATTTCCTTATCGTCTAGCTTGTATCCAGAAAGCTTGTCTTCTTTCGTATCTTGTGGGAGGTTTTCTCGTATCATAGATAATATTTCACTCGTATGGTAATAGTATATCACAAGTCTTTTAATTTGTCAAGCCTTATTAGGGTCTTGTTCGTAATATTTTATATTTCTCTTGACACGAAGATATACTTGTGTTAAAATCT